GGTTTTCATTTAACATGAACGGGGTAAGTACGGTTATGCCAGTAACGCTTATTAGGTACGGAATAGTAATAGTAAAATCTTCATTAACCGAGTATTCGAGCGGTATCACATCGCCATTATCAAGTGTCTGCGTCTGCTCGGGATCGGGTGTTTCTACAATATTTGCACGTATTCTACAGGCTTTCCATGTAACAATGCGCTTCGGTTCGGAGCCTGTGGTATAGTCGCCTAGGATGCAGACAATATTCCCAAATGTCCGGCTTGGCATTATCCGATCTATGACATAGGTATAGGCAATATTTGAGCTGTCCGTCCATGTTACCCTGTGATCTTTGAGAGCTATTGTTGTATCGTCATTTCTTACGGGGTAGTCAGCATCATTTAGCGCCTCCTCACTAACATTTACCCTTGCTGTTTTGCCTATAGCCGTTGCGCCGTAGCCATCAATGGCTGTGCTGTGCTTTATCGGTATGGCATTAATGGTCTTGGTAATAGTTCCGCCGGGAGTAGTAAACAGCACAGGGATTGCGAACCCAGCCCCATCGGTCAGGATTCTTTTTGTGTCCCTTTGCGCCAGTCCCATTGCTCCCATACATAGCTATTTTTTGGCGCCCTTCTTAATTGCCGCGATGTCTGTCGGCTGAGTGTCGCCCAATCCATCCGCTGGGATAATATCAGCAGGGGGCATGTATTCCTCGATAAACCCTTTATTCAGAGCCTCGGCTAACTGGTCTCCCAAAAAGTAATTCTCATTCAGGATTGTGCCGAATGTGTTTATTTCTCTTTGCGGCGGGCACGGAAACGCGCCCGCAATCACTTTATACTGTTTCATCTGTCTTTGTTTTAGAAGGTTTTGGCTCCTTGTATTCTTCAATGAATTTTGCGGAAAGTAAATCCGGCAAGTGTTCCGGTTTTATTTTGTCTTCAGCAATCTTATCGCCGCATTTAAATGGGAGGCCGGAATGAAGATGCAACGAGGCGCACAATACGATGTATGTTTTCATTATTGCTTATTTTAAAATAGGCTTGCCGCAGTTATACAGCAAGCCTATTTGTATTTTAAATTGGTTCCGCTTTATGCTACCGGAGTGAGTGTATAGATGCGGTCAACCTTTATCGGAACAGGGAGCGGAGCGCTTTCGATATGGAAGTCATGACTTTTGCTCTTTACGTCGATGTAATCCCACAGGAAGTACTCGCCAGCGGTGAGCGATAGCGTACTCGCTCCCGGCGTCGAAAGCTGCGGAGTAGCACCGTAAAGCGTATTGCCTATTTCGTTTCCGCCGATCATCACAACCGATTTCGGGTTCTTGTAGGCTATCATTGAAGATCCGCCGGTTGGGTCGTCGTAGAAGTCATTGTAGGTAAAAACATGGATTTTGTAGCTATCTACATCAATGAAACCCTGATAGATTTCGCCTGTTTTGCCCTGCATTGATGGTGGCAGCATGTCGCGCATGTTGTTGAACTGCTTCAGCCTGTCAGTAGCTACGGTGTTACTGCGGAACGCAGTCCAAGCAGCTGCCCCCCATATCGTGTATATGTCGTAGCTGTTTGACTTTCCTACTTGGCGCAGGAAGTCGCCGCCGGCTTTCAGGTCCGCGTAAGGGTCAACGCCCGAATCTGTCCAGTAGTTGCCCGATGTCTTAGTAACCATGGATGCAGCCTGACGTTTGAAGTCTACTATTGAGCCATCCTGCAGCGACGTACATGTGCCGGTTTCAAAGATGTTGGCGCAGTGCAATTCGATTGCCCTCTCGATCATATCTTTACCCATCTTCTGCTGCGCTGCGATCCCGTTAACCATTTGCGCGCCCTCATTCAGATTAAATGAAGTTGAACCCATGGCGCGGAAGTAGCACTGCAATTGAGTTGCGTCGAATTTCAGGTTGTAGTAGAACGTATCCCATGCCTTTTGGTCGAACTTCGTGGCCTGAATGCGTGTGCCCTGATGCCCGCGGATAACGTCAACCGCTACCTTTTCAGTGCCCCTCATTATCTCAACAATAGGGTATCTCTCAGGGCAAATGAGAGATGGGAAGAACGAGCGCATAAAGTTGTTTACTTTAATGTCACCCGGCTCGTAAAACTTCGCCCTGATCTGCGAGGTATATAACGGGGAGGCTTGGCCTATTGGGATTGTGCTTGCCATGATTGCTTATTTAAAGTTGTTATTTAAGGGGTTGAGTAAATTACTGGTTAGGGTCTGTTATCGTAAGCTCCGTAGTCGGCACGAGCTTTATGTCGGTGTTCCTTACGATAAGGTCGCCTATCGTACCGCCCCCGGTAGACACCGTGCGCACTACTGTTGCTAACCCTTCAGAGCCGCCAAATATGATCTTGCTTTGGTTTATCTCGCCGGATATGCAATAGCATACAGTTGCGCTCGCCCCATCCAATACAACGTATTGGGCTGCGGCAACCCCTACGGGCATTTCGCTGCCATCTACGGCTGTTGAAATCTGCGGCAGTACTTTGTCGCTTGCCAGTACGGTGCCCAAGAGCCTGCCCGGATTGATGGTCACGGTGCTGCCGGTGCTGTTCGTGTACGTCTTGTACTTGTAGAAATTCCCGTTAAGGAATATCTGCGATATGTCGTAATTGGTTGTTAGCTGCTGCTGTGGCATGGCCTGTATTTTTATTTATGCTTGAAAATGTTGTTAATTATTTGACAGTGCCACACATTTTGGCGAAAGCCTCCATGTTTGCGGCCAACTCCGTTTCCTCTTCGGTTGGAGCCTTTGCGCTTGCCGCAGGGGTTACATCGGGCGCATTCTCTGATTCGGCCTTTGCTTTAGCGAGCTTATTTACGGCCTTTACGCTCATTTCGCTGATAACCTTTTGGGTCACCAATGCGCCGCTGTCGATGCCCTTTGCTGCCGCTTCGGGGTCGGTATCCATCCATGCCATCCATGAGCCGGTGCGCTCTTTTTCTGCTGCTGCGCCCTCTGCTACTATTGAAGCGTATGCTTCGGGGTTCTGTGTTTTAAACTCTGATGCTGTGATCATTTTTTTTGTATTAGAAGGTTGAACTGTCGGGGTTACTGATACATCGTAAAAGGCGGCCATTCCGGCTGATCCGCACAATGCATTTATTTCAATTTTCTTAGCCGCATTTAGTGGAATCACCTTTTGAACCAATCCTATTTGCCGCGCCTCTTCTGCTGTAAATCGAATATCTATCCGGCTATCAAGGGAAAACATATCGTCCAATGTTTTGCCAGATATAGCCCTGAATTTTCCTAAATCCAGTTTGCTTTCCATGCCGGCGCGCAGTGCTGTGTTATTCTTTGTTAGTACAGCTTTCAGGTCGTCAGTGAATATTGTCGGGTCTTTCTCTATCCAATCGGCAAACGCGGAACGATGGAATAAGAACTGTGAAGAATCAAGGCACTCTACCTCATCAGCAAAACAGCACATGAACGCACCGAACGACATAGCTTGCCCGTCTACTTTTATTTTCTTGCCTTTCGGGTGTTCGTTGTATTTGGCAATGATGCCCATTCCGGTAAGGGTTTCGCCGCCCGGAGTATTCAACCTTACGCACACGTCGCCGTCCTTCGCCTGCTCCATCTGATTGATGAACTCAGACACAGAGAACGGGTAAACGCCTGAATAAAATAGAATCTCTTTCGCCATTACTTTAAATTGCTTGTTGCTTTATTCAGCAAGTACCACTCTTTGATGCTTGCCGTATCAACTGTAATAGAATTTTTTAGCCTGTAATAAGGTGCGTAATTGGCCGAAAATTCAAACATGGTCGTTGTTGCCACGGTTGCTGAAGTAGGTGTAAGTGTAGCCACGGTAACGCCCGGTATTGATGCCCAATTCACGCCATCAAATGAAGCCTGCGGAGTGATCGCCACTACTGCATTTGTGGTCGTAGTTGTTATTTGCGCTTTCAAAACGCTGGCAATAAATGAGATTGTCCCGCTACCGATTACTTGGCTCTTTACGGGCAGCGCGGTTGTTGTGCTGTACATTGCCGAAGTGAGGTACAGCGTGCCGGGGCCTGAAGTGTCGTTTGATGCACTCGCATATGTGTTGCTGAGGTTCAAAAGCTGCGCCCCGTCAACGTATGGGGACAATGATAGCTTTTGCGCAAACCCAATCGAGGGCATAATAATGGCAAGAAATACAAAAAGTTTTTTCATGTTTATTTCTATTGTGGTTAAAAGTAGAATGAGCGAAAAAAGATTTAAATATTTAGTTCTAAATAGAACTACTAATCTTTGTTTTTCGGTACTTTTGTACGCCTAACAATATTGGCTTGGCGTAACAAACAAAATATATTAGCTATGTCTAATTTGAAAAAGCAAAACAGGCTCCAGTTTACGCTAAACCACACCCACCAAACGCTAGTTGAAAAGATTGAACATTACTACCAAGAGCCGGTTAGTAAAATATTGCTCGACGATGCCATAGAGATAATAAAAAAGAGGGCCGCAGCCCTCCCTGTTGGTTATCAATTGCCGATAAAAAAGGCTAGTTAGTTTTACCCTCTCCGCCTTCCCCTGTTTTCTCGCCGTCGCTTTGCCCGGCTTTCAATATTTGCTTGAAGCCCGCAGATTCTGCATCGTTTTTCTCATCCCCCGCCTGTTTTAGTATCGCCGCATACTCTCCCTGCCCTCCTATGTTTGCGGCTACCTCGCTAGTCATAAGCGGCATGTGGGCCATATTGTCGCCCATCATAACGCGGAGGTAGTTAGCTGTTTTCAGCGGGTCTATGTCCGGGAACATATCGCCCTCCCATCTTGTGTGAGTGTAAGCAGCTATTGCTATTTCGTTTTTGTTCGCTAGTCGCTGAAGATACCCCGGTGCGCTCACTTTGTTTTCCAGCACCCATATGTACATTTGAAGTGCATAGATTGGATTTAGGAACTGCTGGCTAAAGTCGTCGCGCTCAGCCAAAAAAGTATGTTCCCAATCCTTGCCGGCCATCCTGCTTGCACTGAAGCTATCATTGTATTCGCTCATTGCCACATTTGGCGGGATCTTCACAGCGGCGCATATTAGTTTAATATTAAACATGCCGAATTCCTCAACCGTTAAATTCTGATCGTTGTCTATGGCATTCACTGTTACACCCCTCGGTAGATTGTATACCTGCTTTTCCATGCTCACGGCTACCTTATCGGCCATTTGATTGCCGAGTGCATCAATAGCCATATCTGCGGCTACCGCGCTTGGTGGGTTCTTTTGCGCTACCAGTGACTTTGCCCTAATGCCGGCCTGCGGATCATCCTCAACGCTAAACTCTTTGTGCTCGAAAAAGTACGGGACCTTTGCCCTTTCTTCCGCACCTGATACCGCCGATTTCAGATACCTTTCAAGTATCTTCATTTGTTCCATTACTACGCTCAATAGTGGGGTGCCTCGCGTTTCGTTCAGGTCTGGCTTAAAGCCGTAGTACATGTATGCCCTTACAAACCCCTTGCTGTCTTTTGCTGATATTCTTTCGTATTCCAGCCCGACACCAACACGCACATGGAATGCCACATGCTCCCCCTTTTTGTCTATTTCAACCCCTTTCCTTATCCGGTTTCCGGTCGGCTCGTATATGTACTCGAATCCCTGCGCCCCCTGATAGCTTGCTATGTTTTTATCTGCATAGTCTATATTGCACTTTGTTGGCGGATTCCCTACGTGCCCGCCGTCAATCAATTGAACGCGCACAATGCCATTTATTACGCGTAGGATAACGAGAACGTCGCCGCCCAACTTGCCCTCTATGTGCGCCATCTCCATTATTGCGGGCAGGTTAGACAAAGCCTAAGGTTGCGACCGATAACCCAGCCGGTGAACCTGCCGATTATCGCCTGACAAATCGGGCTTTCAACAAATAGCTGCTTTGATCTAACCCTGAGGGTATAGAAGTCTTTTATGTACATTTTGGCCGGCCCCATTTCTCCGGCATTTGTTTCACCATCAAACACAGCCCACACAACACCCCTGCCGCCGCCCTCTGCGTTCATGTAATTAGCTGCTGGCGCTATTTGCGATTCTTGCTCTACGGGTGCATCCTCCTGCGTTTCCGGTGCGTCGCCTTTCCAAAAGTCTTTACTAAATATATTTATGTTCATTGCTTACCAAGTTCGAGTGTTACCAATAAAATTTTTCTTATCAACCATCTGCCGCACTGTGTTGCCTTGATTTACCAGCCGGTTTTTTTGAAACGTCAGCGCGTCAATTGTTTTTGTGATAGTTGCGCTGCTGGCATACGTGGTTTTTATGACAGTCTGGCCGTCATTAAGCATATATTCATGTATCGGGTTCTCCTGCTGTGCCATCGCCAGCAATTGCATGTATAGCGCATCAATGATCGCATCTATAGCCGCGACCTTTGTTGCCTTATCCGTGCATGATAGTAGATACTCTCTTTCGCTTATATAAATAGTGGGTAATGCCATGCTATTCTACTTTTATTTTGGTGAGCTTTGCTGTTGTTATGTCAAGGTCGGCAAATGGAGTTATTGGGTAGGTGCCGCCTAGTGCAGAAAACGATGCGGTAATGGCTAATTTCTGAGCGGCCAGGAAAATATTCAACTGATCTCTTAGCGCCTCCCACTGTGTCGCATGGTTTGCGTTACTTCCTGCCGGTCCGGTTCCACCGATCTCTACTGTGCCGTCAGGGTGTAGCCATATGCGCACCTTTTCTGTGCCGTTTTCATCCTGCGCATAGAATCTTACTCCGCCGGCCTCGGCAAGCTGCTTTGTGTTTATATACCCCACAATAACATCTTGCCCGTTGGTTTCCGTTTGGCCGTAAATGGCTTTCATGCCGGCGATTGGGCTACTATCAAATCCGCAGGGAGCGCACTCCGCAGCTGTACGAGGCAAAGTATACGCAATCACTGTCGGGATTCTTGCCCCTGCCGTTATTTCCGACGATACATATTTTACTACTATCATGCGAATATGTTTTTTATTGGGTCGCTATTAAAACTTTCAGGCGGCACACATGTTAATATTGCGGTTTCGCTCTTTTCATCGCCCAATAGTGCTACTTCCTGAATAAACCATTTACTCCTGCTGTAAAGAAATAGCTCAGGGTTGGTAGCTGTTATCATTTGGTTTGGCGTAACAAGATTACCGCCAAGCGCCCAGCCCTGTATTTCTATTTCAAGAACAATGTTTTTTAGTTCGTCGCCTATTGCTGCTCTTGCCGTTAATGGTGTGTCGTTGTCGTTCCCGCTGGTTTGGTTCATCCTGATGTAGCGGGTTGTCCCTGCCGCCACCATTGGGTTCGCTATTGTCTTATTTGCTGGGTTGCTGTCGTTCTCTTCGCCAACTACCTGAATGATCCTGTGCTGCCGCTGCCCATTAAAAGAAAGCGACATTGAAATAACTTTTGGGTCGTTCTCTTTAAAATCATGCAGAATTGCGCGGGCGGCGCTGTTGCCGGTCGTTTTATTCACCGTGGCTACCGGAGCACCTGCTACATCATTTGTAAATGGGGTAGGGTTCGTATTGGCTAGTACGGTAGTGCTGGGCGTAGTGAGCATCTTACTTGCCTTTACGCGGGTAAGTAGCACCCGCCCATCTGCCGTATGAGATAGAACGACATTTTTTTGCTTGCAAAGCATGTCGAGAAATTCCGCAACCGTTATATCTCTGTAATCCGTATCCTTTTTACCAGTTGCTAAAGATTGCTTATAAGGCACATTAAATGCCGTTTCATTGAGTAATTCCGGCTCGATAACGGGAGCGCCTAACCCGTACCATGCGGTTACTGTTTTTGTTATGGTCGCAAGGTCTACATTGGCGAATTGCAATGATCCTTGGTTTATGTCTACGCTGCTTTTATTGTCGAATTGATATTGCGGCTGCCCTTCGGTAAACACCGTATTAACTACGCAGCAATCAGCAAGAACGCCGGTAACAGAGTAGCCGGAAATTTCTATTAACTGCTTTGGCGGATCGCCTGCACTGAAAAACCTGTGGCACAATACCGTGCCGGTCATTACCAAAACGCCTCTATGAACTATGGTGCATTTGCGGTATGTGCCGGGCTGAAATATCTTTTTATGGGTCGGGTTGCTCGGGTCGAAATAAAGCCGGAAATTGAAAGTATCGGCAATAGAATCGTACTTCAGGTTGATCGCAACCTGATTGTACAATTTTATCGAATGCCCCGCTATTCTTATTTCCATGTTACACGTAATAAATTATTACTCTGCCCTGCTTTAAAACCAGTAATTCGTCGAGCTCAATTCTGTTCGTTTCCCTAAGTGTAGTTATGGTGCTATCGTCTAGCGCCATGCCATACAAGTCATTTGCAACTAGTATTAAATTGCTGTCGTATGGCAGTGTTAATGTGCGCTGCTGTTTGCTTCCTGCTGATATTTGGAACAGCGTAGCCGTTGTATAAGCCACTAAATTATGCAGTGCGGTTATGCTTGTGGCATCCGGTATATAGCTAAATAAATCGCCGCCAGTTAGCGACTGCAGGTTATTCAGCTTATCTAAATATCTATTGTATGCGGCAATTATTGTAGTGATTATTGCCAGCACACCACCCCTGTAGTTGTAATCATTCGTTACGTTGGTTACGGTCGTGGAGCACATAGCGGCAATTGCGGCGCCATTGTTATTTTCAAACAGCATCTTTAGCTCCATCGCTGCTTTGCCGTACTGCGTTGCTATTAAATCAACATCTGCCTCAAATACCGCAATAACCCCCGATAACTGAGTAATCCGGTTTATTACTTTGTCTGTAAAAACAGCGGGGGTAACTATTAAATTTGTAAGAGCCGCCGCCGCCACATCTGTTTTAAAAATGGCATTATTTATTGCAGCGTTCGCATCATTATAGTAGGCGTAAAGGCTATCAACATTTTCCTGCACAAATGCGATCTTAGCCAAAATAGCATTAAAAGCACCGCTCGCATGCAATAGCATGTTTTGAACAAAAGACACGGTTTCCGGTAGCCTTACGCCCTCGGCAATTCGGATATTTAAATTTGTCACTACGCCAGCCATCATCGCTTGTATAGCATCGGGCGCGCTATTCTCTACCTCTAACCCGCTATCTAAAATTGTTTGTATAAGCTGGCCCGTAAACCTTGAAACGTTGCCGGCCGCGTTATCTTGAGTAAGTGATATGGGCTGCACGTACAGTTGACCATATAGTGGGTGAGTAATAGTCCATGGGTTTGAATTGGCGGCGCTGGTATCAAATTCCTTTGCCACGTCAAGATGATCTGCGCCCTGGAAAATAAGCTCAACGTTATACCGCTTGCCTTTTGGCGTTCCGCGCTTAACAAGCGATCCAGAAACACCCTTAAATACAAACTCGGATATATTAAATTCGGTATTGCGGCTCACTTCCTCCATGCGCCATAGCGGAGTGAATACCCTGCCATCTCCGCATGATATTACATATTCCGTATTTGCATTTGCTATCCAATCGCTCATAACCTCATTATTCTTTTTTCTGCCAGTACCATAAAATCTCCCTGCATTCTTGCCGCGCTTTGTAGGCTCGCCGTCCTCATAAACCCATGGAATCTACTGTTGGGGGTAACCTTGCGCCCTTGCTTCACGATGTAGATTGCAGTGCTATTAACGACCGTATTTCCGATGTTGGTTTCTCCATCGTTACTATTCAGCCTGTGCACTGAATTTATGTGCATCAAATATCTATTACCGTTGCGCCTGTCTGTGCCCAAAACAAAGCCACCCTTACCTGCTAATGCCGCCGCTATAGTAAACTTTTGTTTGTTGTTCGCGCCCCTCGATTTTAAGCTATCCACTATTGAAGACTTGGTGCCGATACTCATTCGGCTATTTATTGTCTTCAGGGTAAATTTGCTTTTTACCATGCCGCCCCACGTTCCGCCGGTTCTTGCTGCAGGCAACGCAATAAAAGCCCTGTTGCCTATCTGCCCGCCGTTCTCCTGTTGTTCCAAATCCTCTACGCTATGGCTCGAATCATTCGCTTTTGGTTTAAATCCCACAGTTGCGGCCATGGTGTTTATATCGGTTCCTGCCGCGGGTATTACCTTGCTATTCGCCCTGAAAAATTGCAACCTGCGATGGGTGAACCTGTCCGCCTCATGTGGCATCGTCCTTGTTTTCACATCAAACGCAGCCTTAGATAGCACCTGCCGCACTACTGCGGGTAGCGCTGTTTTGCTTATCTTTTCGAGCCGCTGAATACCTCGGCTCATGGCTTTTGTATTGATGTGAAGTATCATTTTAACTTTCTATATTTTTATTCGGCGCAATTGTTGTACTATTGGTTTTCTCTTTAATCCTTTATTTATGAAAAAAATCGGTTACGTTCTTGCTGTTTTGGGTGTTATCGCCTGCCTCATTTCGGTTAATCTTGACCCTACGCGAATTACATATGGGCACGGATTTGAGCGACTGTCGCCGTACGAGCTAATGAACGACCGGACCAACTATGTTATTATTTCCTGCTTCATGGTGCTTATTGGTGTTATTTTGATTGTTTTTGGTAAGGAGAAAGCGGTGGCAAAAGTTGATCATGATTAAGTTGTCAACCACGAGCCCAAGCCATCTAAAATAACCGTCCATCCAGTAGCGGGCGATGTAGATGGATCGTAAAATGAAACTACGCCCGTGCCTGCATCTATTACCATACCTTTTGTCGATTCGGCCCCGCCGTGAGTGCACGAACAAGGCTTTACTGTTATCTGAGTTGGCAGGTAACCCGCCGGCAATGTACATATGCTAGTTACGCCGCTAGAACCAGAACCAAGGAGATAGCCTTTTATGAATACCCGTCCCATCCCGTCCTTGCGAACCTGCGCCGTTGTCCCGCCATTGTTGGTGTACCCTGTGCCGAGAGTTACGTTAACCCACGCCCCCATCGCAATATTAGCCTCCGCCGTAGTTAGCCTGAAACCCTGCGTAATTATTGGGTGGTCAATGATACTGTTATAATCGAAGTGTGTAGCATCAGGTGTTATGCTGCCGCCTATGCTTGTAAGCGTCAATGTTGGCAACCCCTCAACTATTGTAATAGTCATTAACTGGCTACCTGTAGTCGCGCATGAACCGCCCGCGAAATAGCAAAATTTCCCGTTGTAGTATAGCCACCCAGCCGATACGGCCAGGGTAGAGCCAACGATGCCGCCGCTTAATCCCGTAGCCCTCACGGCTACAAATCCGCCCGCTCCCACACATTCGGCAAGCGCTGCGCTCTCCACGTTTATTTGGTTGATAACAGCCGCCACGAGCTGAAAGCCATTAGTTGCGTTATCTGGCAAGTTATTTGGGGTAATTCCAGCCCTCGCCATGAACCGCTGAAAGTACTGCTGTAAATCGCCGTTGCTCTTTACGTTGGCAACCGTGCCGGCTGGGTCGTCCTTTATCTGCCCGTATGGATAAGTGCCGCTTACGCCCGTCACTGTGCCGTCGTATGATAGTATCTCTCGTGCCATGTTATACGTAGTTTATGAACAAAAAGCCTACGGTTTGAGCGGGCTTTAGTTGTAATAAAAGTTGTCTAAATTCTATATGCCTGCTTTCTGGGACATCGGCAAAAGTGTCTATTGTAGCGCCTGCCACAAAGAAAGTGCTGCGATAATTTGAGCCGATTGAAAATGTCGCGTCCTTCTCGTCTTCTATGTAATTTGCCAGTAGCGAAACGCCCGCTGTAGCGTATGTTTCGTTATAGTCTACTTCGCCATAATGAAAGCTACCATACACTGCACGGCCCACCGGAATACCTAAAACCTCGGCTACTGTCTTTGTGGTTGGCCCCGGCAAAAAACGATTTTCGTATACATAAACATCGAATCCCGCCGCCTGTAGTTGCCCCTGAATAAATAGATAGCGCTGCTTGTCCAATGGCGTTACCGCCCAGCTCATTTTTTGAGTGATCGCCATTTTCATATCACTAAGCGATACTGCCCCGCTGTCGTATAAACCTAAGCGGGCATACCACCTATGAGCATCCTCTATGGTGAAGTTTGGATTATCTGGGAGCGCCGCATCTTGCACATTTACCACCGCAGCCCATAGCCTGCCAAATTCCAACGAAAGAGCACGATAAAGCCGGTACATTATGCCGCCACTAGATACGGGGCTCACTTCGGTTGTTAGCGGCTCGCCGTCTTCTGTTGTATAAATCTCGATTGCAGCTTCATCTGTGTAATATGCGGGCGTATCTGTTGGCTCGGGCATACGGAAAGCCCTCCCTTTCGGTGAGAGCTTTTGAGCAAGCCATATGAATATTGAGCTACTAAGCATATGCTACAGTTCCGTTGAAGTAAGCTATTTCGCCATTATCAGCCTGCCATACCGCCGTAGGGGTTCCGCCTACAGTGAATGACACTGCGCTATATCCGTAGCCGGGAACAGCCGCAG